TTAGGTGGCACAAAAGGTACTATTAAAGGTACTGATGACATTGTAACCGAATATATTGATAGTACATTGCCTGTAGGTGAAACTACTGTTACTGAAACCATAGGAGAAGAAGACTTTACTACTGATCCTTTACCTGTTCCTGACACTACTCCTGATGCAGTTAAAATTCAGGACGTAGGTTTTGAAGTTACAGAACCCGAAGTAAACGTAGAAATAGATCCTTACATACCGGAACAACCAACAACTGACACCACTGGTGGGGGTGCTGCTGAAGAAAGTGCTGAGGCAGCAGCAGTGACTGAACCAACAGATGCAGAAGCTGCTTTAGAAGAAGCAGTAGCTGAAACAGGAGGCGTTGTAACAACTCAAGGAGGAGACGCTGGGCAAACTTCTCCTGTTATTTCAGACGCTGATGAAGAAGTAATCACAAGTGACTGGCCTTTTTGGATAATACGGGACGGTGTAGTCTACATTAGAGACATTGACAATATTGATGAATGGCTGCCAGCAACTAATATTCCTGACTGGCTTCCTACTGAAGACGGTGTTTATGGGCAAAGTGGTGAACAAATTGACGAAGACGAAGAAGACATAATAGGCACACCAACTACAATACCTTCAACAAGTACAGAAGTAGTAGAAGAACCGGACACGACGGTTGTTGATGTTTTAACTGGAAATTCTACTGAAACTGTAGATGAACTTATAACTGACATTCTTACGGACACTGTTGTTAATCAAGGTACAGAAAATGTTGTTGTAGAAACAAATGGCACAACAACAGGCGGTACAGAAACTGGTGGTACAACAACCGGTGGTACAGAAGGTGGCGATACAGATACTGGTGGTACAGATACTGGTGGTACAGATACTGGTGGTACAGATACTGGTGGTACAGATACTGGTGATGCAGAGGTTGGTGATGCAGAGGTTGGTGATGCAGAGGTTGGGGACGGTGATGGGGACGGTGATGGAGATGGTGATGGAGATGGAGATGGAGATGGAGATGGAGATGGAGATGGAGATGGAGATGGAGATGGAGACGACTCCGGTGATGGTGTTTTAGGTTTAGGAGGTTCAGGTTTGCTTTCAATAGAGTCACCGTCAATTTTTGAACCTAACTACCAACCTTTAAGTTATGACACAGAGCTTTTAAAACCAAGAATGTTTGATTTTATAGACTATAATCCTCTTAGGACTAGAAGATGACGTATTTAGAATTAGTAAATGGGGTCTTACGAAGACTCAGAGAAAATCAAGTCTCTGCTGTAGACCAAAACCCTTATTCTCTCCTTATTGGTGATTTAGTTAATGATGCTAAAAGGATTGTAGAAGATGCTTGGGATTGGTCTGCTTTACGAACAACACTAACAATTACAACTACAGCGGATATTTTTAACTATGTGCTTGTAGGCAGTGGTAATAGAATTAAAATTATTGACGTTATTAATGACACGTCTAATTGGTTTATGACTTACAAAGACACTCATTGGATGGACAATGCTTTTTTAAATGAGACTCCTCCAAAGTCAAGCCCTACGTTCTATAACTTTAATGGTGTAGATTCTAACGGGGACACTCAAGTTGATTTATATCCAATACCTAACGGAGTATACACAATACGTGTAAACTGCGTACAACGAAACCCAGACTTAACTGAGGATACTTCTCAGCTTATTATCCCTCACATGCCTGTACTACACATGGCGTTGGCTTTAGCAGCCAGAGAAAGAGGAGAAACTGGGGGTAGGTCAGCAGGAGAACTTTTAAGTTTTGCTCAAAATTACTTGTCCGATGCAATAGCTTTGGACGCTTATAAACATCCAGAAGAAATGGTTTATAGGGCAGTCTAATATGGCTCAAGACAGACAAAATATAACGATTGCTGCTCCAGCCTTTAGAGGTCTTAACACACAAGACTCTCCTATTACGCTGGATGCTTCCTATGCGTCCATTGCAGATAATTGCATTATTGACCAATACGGACGTATAGGCTCTCGTAAAGGCTTTACCGCTGTAACCACAAGCACAACACCCATAGACGGTAGTGATGGGATTGAGGTTATTAAAGAGTACATAAACCCCACTGGTAACAATGTTGTTATTTCAGCGGGTAACAATAAAATATTTACTGGCACTACAACGCTAACTGACGCTACTCCCGCAGCCTACACAATTACAGCTAACAACTGGAAGATGGTAAACTTTAATGACCATCTTTATATGTTTCAAAGAGGATACGAGCCTTTAATCTACTCTGATCATGCAGGTGTTGTAGAAAAAATGTCTTCTCATGCTCATGCGACCGGCACTCCACCACAGGCTAATGAAGTGTTAGCAGCTTTTGGTAGACTCTGGGTTGCAGACTTTTCCGCTGACAAGTCCACTATCTACTGGTCTGATTTGCTTAACGGCTCTGGATGGTCTGGAGGTTCTACAGGTTCCATTGATATCAGTAAGGTATGGCCCAACGGTTTAGATGAAATTGTAGCTTTAGCGGCACACAACAACTTTTTAATTATATTCGGGAAAAACTCCATTGTTGTCTATCAAGGAGCCACAGACCCTACTACAATGTCTTTGACGGACACTATAGCCAATGTAGGTTGTATTGATAGAGACACTGTACAGCCCACAGGTACTGATTTAATTTTTATGTCCAGTGAAGGGCTAAGAAGTTTTGGAAGGACAATACAAGAAAAGTCAATGCCCGTTAGGGACATCAGTAAAAATGTTCGTAATGATTTACTTTACATTAACGCACAGCAGGTCAACAGCCCCCTACGATCTATCTACAGCCCTGAGGAAGCTTTTTACTTACTGTCTTTTTCTGACTCAAAGTACGTTTATTGTTTTGATATGAGGACTCCTTTAGAGGATGGCTCTCATAGGGTTACTACATGGTCAGACACGACTCTTAGGGGTTTAGAAAGGCTACAGGACGGTACTCTGTACGTAGGCAACACTAACGGTATTGCTACTTACAGTAACTATCAGGATTACGGACAGCCTTATGATATGTCTTACTTTAGCAACCCCTTATCCTTTGGGGATACTTCAAGACTAAAGATTTTAAAAGAAATTATTATAACATTTATGGGAGGTCAGGGAGCACAGGCAGTTATTAACTGGGGATATGACTATACTCAAGCGTACACTAAGCAAATTGTAACCATTGATTCTGGTAGCCAAACAGCTTATTACAACGAAAATGAATATAATGTATCTTCTTCAGAATACAGCCCCTCCATCATTGTGGACAGACCAAAGACTAAAACATCGGGTTCAGGGACGGTAGTAACCATAGGTATGGATGCTACTATAAATCAAAACGCTTTATCTTTGCAGGAAGTTAATATTCAAGCTTTAATAGGTAGGATGATCTAATGAGCAATTATACAAAGACTACAAACTTTACAGCCAAAGATACTCTTCCTACGGGCAACCCTGCGAAGATTATCAAAGGGGCTGATTTTGACACTGAGTTTGATGCGCTTGTTACGGCAGTAGCATCAAAAGCAGACACAGCTAACCCAACTTTTACAGGCACAGTTACAATACCAACACTAACTGTTAGTGGTACGTTGACTGCTGGATTAATTACTGGAGGTACTTACTAATGGCTCTTATAGATGATTTATTGGGCTTAGGGTTTGACATAAGCCAGTATAAAAACCTCTCCGATGAGCTTAAAGCTTTTGGGACAACTGCTGAAACTGGGATGGCAGGTATAGGTCAAACCGCTGCCACTGAAATGGCGTTTAAACCTTTTACGGTAACTTCAGGAACAGGCACAGCAACAACTACTGCCGAAGGTGGTACTACTTTAGGTTTATCCCCAGAGCAGCAAGCTTTAGCCACAGGTTTACAGACAGGGGCTGCGGGTTTATTACCACAAGCTACTACAAGAGCTACAACTTACGACCCCTTTGGTGCTTCAGCTTTAACAGGGGCAACCACAGCTTTAGCAGGGGCGGGACAACAGGACTTACCTATGGCTCTGCAAAGAGCAGGAGTAGGTACGTTATTTAGTCAGCAACTGGCTGGTATGGGTCTACCTACAGGTCTTGAGGGGCTTACTCAGCAAGCTTTGACCAGCGGACAGCAAAGGATTGCAGGGGCTGGTCCTTCTTCAGAGCTTAATCAGTTGGCTCAGTTATTTGGTGGTGATGTTTCCGGTATGCTTGGAGCACAGCCTTCACAGCAAATAGGACAATTAGGATCAAGAGCCTTAGCTTTA